TTGAGATTAGGGAATCAGTTCGTGCAATTACTGAAAAAGAAAAAGACGCTATTATTGTGGCTTCTTATGGTACCTTTTCTACTGGCGTTAACATTAGGAATTTACACAATATTATTTTTGCTTCTCCTTCAAAGTCTCGCATAAGAAATCTACAATCTATAGGAAGAGGATTAAGATTGGGAGACAACAAAGAAGAGGCAACTCTATTTGATATTGCTGATGATTTTAGAGTAGGCAAATATACCAATTACACCTTGCATCATTTTGTGGAGAGAGTGAAAATTTATGATGATGAAAAATTTAATTACAAATTTTACAATATTAATTTGAAGAATGATTAATGGATTTTTTAGAATGTTCTTTTCTAAATTCTTCGTTTTTTTCAGCCCAATATGATTTCATAATTTCACTTTGCTTTGGCCTTTTTTTACCAATTTTACCTAAAGATATATTCTTTTTTTGTTCTTCAGTTCTTTTTAATCCTATTAAAGATTGACTTAAATTGTTTTTTTGCTCTTCCGTTCTTTTTGCGCCTGAACTTCCTTCACCACCATCTGTAAGGTTTCTAAGTATTCCTGTGCCATTATCTTTTCGGCCATACCATCTAATTAGTTTTCTTTCTAAGGCAAAACTGCCAATTTCAGATAAATTAGCTTGTATTATTACAATTTTTGTGTTATCATTAGGTTTATTAACTGAATGATTATTACTCCATGCTCTATAACGAATTCCTTTTCCAATATAATATGGAGTTAAATCTTCTCTTAGGTATGCGTAAACATAATAATCAAAATTTTGAGTTGGATGTATATCCATGCTGATATGGTCCTTCCATGTTAGAGTAGGTGCAAAGTACGAATTTGTCGACCTATAACTCTATTTATAAGAAAAATAAATACATAAATGACTGAACTACTCCAAGGTGTTAAAATAGTCCGTCTACAAAGCGGAGAAGATATTATTGCAAGCATCATAGAAGATGATGAATCAGAAATGATTATGTTAGACAATCCTATGCATCTTATCTTTAAGAGAACTTCTCAAGGTACAATGATGGTTATGTTACCATGGCTACCAATTGAGTTGATTAAAGATAACATTGCAACAATTTATTCTTCTGATGTGTTAACAATTGTGGATCCAAAAGATGCACTTGTCGAGTATTACGGTAATATGATTAACACTCAACAGTTAAAAGATATGCGTGACAACACTATGGTAGAGAATCTAAAAGAAGCTTTAGATGATAGTGAAGAAGAAGATGATTTCACCGAGGAAGAGAACGAAGAAACTCTGACTAAGGCAGAAGCGATGGAAATCATTCATCGTAAGAGAAGTAACAGGTTACATTAATTATTAATTTCAAACGGAACACCGACAGTATACGACATGTCAAGCCGTTTGTCAACAGCTAAAGAAGGCAAATATGAGTGAGAAGAAAGTAAAACATTATGTGAACAACGCCGATTTTCTGGAGGCTCTAATAGAGTACAAGAAAAAGTGTGTGACTGCCAAAGAAGAAGGTAAAGAAGATCCACAGATTCCAAATTACATTGGAGAGTGTTTTCTAAAGATTGCAGAACACCTGTCTCGCAAACCTAACTTCTTTTCTTATTCTTTCCGAGATGAAATGGTATCAGACGGCATTGAAAACTGCTTGATGTACTTCCGTAACTTTGACCCCGATAAGTCAAAGAACCCATTTGCTTACTTTACTCAAATCATTTACTTTGCCTTTCTACGCCGTATTATGAAAGAGAAAAAACAACTTTATGTCAAGTACAAGGCAACAGAACAGTTTGGTATACTTGATGAGTTTGAAATGTATGAAGACTCTGACGGCACAATGAAACAGTTCCAAATGTATGATAACATTTCCGAATTCATTCAAAACTTTGAAGAAAGTAAGAAGAAGAAAAAAGAAGGCAAGACAAAAGGCCTAGAAAAGTTTATTGAAGAATTGCCTACAGAACCATTGACAAATACTTAAACTTGTGTTATCCTACTATGAGGAGTGTAAATGAATAGAGAAAAAATCGAACATCATATTTCCCACTTACAAGAAAAACACGATGAACTTGAGAATCGTCTTAGTAAGGCAACAAATGATTATGTTGCCACAATTTTAAAAAAAGAAAAGTTGGCACTCAAGGATGAAATTGAAGGTTTCAAAAAACAATTAGCATGAAAATTTGTATATTAGGTGATACGCATTTCGGAATGCGTGGTGATTCTTTGGAGTTTCACCGTTATAATAAAAAATTCTATGATGAAACATTTTTCCCGTATCTAATCGAAAATAAGATTGATACGGTTTTTCAGCTTGGCGATTTGTTTGACCGCAGGAAGTTTATCAATTTCAATTCATTGTACTTGTGTCGCAAATACTTCTTTGACAAACTCCGTGACAACAATATTTCACTTCATACATTACTTGGTAACCATGACGTTGCCTTTAAGAATACACTTGAAGTAAATTCTACATCCTTATTGTTGCAAGATTATGAAAACATAAGAATATATGATAAGTTTGATTCAGTAATGTTTGATGGTGTAGAGATTGATATTGTGCCTTGGCTTTGTTCGGGTAACCAAGACGAAATCTTTACACAAATAAAGAATAGTAAAAATCAAATTTGTTTTGGCCATTTTGAGATTGATGGGTTTGAAATGGACCGAGGTAATGTTTGCCACGGTGGTATTGACAAACAACCTTTAAACAAGTATGATATCGTATTGACAGGACATTTTCATCACAAATCAAATGATGGACATATCTACTATGTTGGCACACCAGGCGAGATGACTTGGGCTGATTATAATGATGCAAGAGGGTTTCATACCTTCGATACGAATACCCGTGAACTTGAATTCATACAGAATCCATATCGTATGTTTCACAAGTTGTCTTATGATGACGGCGAACAAGATTTTGAATTCTGGAAGACACATGATTTCACTCCGTTGAAAGAAACATATGTGAAGGTGATTGTTGTTAACAAACAGAATCCATACCTTTTTGATACTGTGATTGACAACCTCTATAAGGCAGGTGTGTCAGACATTTCTATCGTTGAAGATTTTACTGATACTGTAATTGAGAACGACCAAGAATTGATTGACCAAGCTGAAGACACTATGACCATACTGTCTAAGTATATTGATAATTTGACTTTGAATGTTGAGAGTGATAAATTGAAAACTCTGATGAGAGAACTCTACATTGAGGCATTGAATACAGAAACTACTGAATGATAACCTTTCGTTATGTGCGTTGGAAGAACTTACTTTCAACCGGGAATTACTTTACAGAAATAAAACTTAACAATAACACTAACACACTTGTCGTTGGTGAGAATGGTTCTGGCAAATCAACAATGCTCGATGCATTGTGTTTTGGTTTGTTCGGCAAAGCCTTTCGTAATGTCAACAAACCTAATCTACTTAATTCAATCAATGGCAAAGATTGTGTCATTGAAGTTGAGTTTGATACAAATAACAAATCATACAAAATTGTCCGTGGTATCAAACCCAACAAGTTTGAAATCTATTGCGATGGTGAGTTAGTAAATCAAGATGCAGCTGCAAGAGACTACCAAGAATACCTTGAGAAGTTTATTCTAAAACTGAATTACAAATCATTTACACAAATTGTAATTCTTGGTTCTGCATCATTTGTTCCCTTCATGCAACTATCGTCATCAGACCGAAGAGCAATCATTGAAGACTTGTTAGACATTCAAATCTTTTCTACCATGAATGGTTTATTAAAAGATAGGTTGACTAACAATAAAGATGTGATGTTTCAAAGTAAGTCTGAAATTGAATTAACGCAACAGAGATATGATTTACAGGATAAACATATCAAAGGATTGAAACAAAACAATGAAGACAAGGTAACAGAATATGTTAGTGAGATACGAATCAATACAAGTACCATACAAACCTTACATGGTGAAATTGCTAACCTCTCCTCACAAGTCGAAACGCATCAAAACTTGGTGGCAGAAAAGTCTTTGGTTGAGGATAAGGTCAAGAAGATTACAAAACTTGAATCTCAGATTGAAAGTAATCTATCCAAATTTCGTAAAGATATCAGTTTTTTTGCACACAATGATGATTGTCCAACGTGTAGGCAGGCCATTGCCACCGAGTTTAAAGAAACGGAGTTACAAACTCTGCAAACCAAAGCCACGGAATGTGAACACGGATTAACACAATTAGAAGTTAAGTTGTTGGCAGAACAAACTAAGTTGAATGAAATAACTGAAATTCAAAGAAAAATTCAATCGTTACAGATTGAGATTGCAACCAAGAACACTTCTATTACAGAAACAAACAAGTATATTACCAAGTTAGAAAAATTAATTGAAGAATTAAAAACAAACAAGGCATCTACAGAAAAAGAAGAACAGGAATTAGAACTTCTTAAAAATACACTTACCACATCAAAAGATAATTTGAGAAGTTTAATAGATGAGAAGTCCTATTTTGAAGTTGCCTCTGGTCTGTTGAAAGATACAGGTATCAAAACAAAGATTATCAAACAATACTTACCAATCATTAACAAGTTGGTGAACAAGTATCTTGCATCACTAGATTTCTTTGTAAACTTTAACCTTGATGAATCGTTTAAAGAAACAATCAAATCAAGGCATCGTGATGATTTTACCTATAACAATTTTAGTGAAGGTGAAAAACAACGTATTGACATGGCATTGATGTTGACATGGCGTGCAGTTGCCAAGTTGAAGAATTCATCTAATACTAATTTGTTGATACTTGATGAAGTGTTTGATTCAAGCCTAGATACTAATGGCACAGAAGAACTAATGAAGATTCTTCATATGCTTGAAGGTGTAAACTTATTTGTCATATCACATAAAGGTGACATTCTTGTAGATAAGTTTGCCAATGTGGTTCGATTTGAAAAGGTAAACAACTTTAGTAGGATAATGAAATGAAAGAGTTGAGTAAATTTTTTGGCAATAATACCGAGGCAAGAGTATTCAAGGATGAAGATGGATACTTTGCCACAGTAAAGAGTGCAACTGGTGTATACTTCACGGCCAGATTTAATAACATAGATGATGCAGAAGCATATTCAGAGGATTGGGTAATGAAAGATGAGTGATATTTTAACTATTGATACGGCAGTTGCCGCAGGTTTAAAACAACCTGAACCTCAGGTCGATCCTTTACAGGTATTTGATGACAGACTTCCTATGTTGTCTGTTCCTATTCCAGAGTTTACTGGTTCATTACCTAATTCAAGTATGACACATTTGGTAAAACGGATGAAGATGACTATGAAACTCTATAGTGGATTAGGTCTTGCAGCCAATCAATGTGGGATTAAAGAAAGAGTCTTTGTTATTGGCACAGACCAATTTCAAATGGCATGTATCAATCCAAAAGTACTTGCAGTCTCCGATGAAATTGTAAAAGAGAATGAGGGTTGTCTTTCATTCCCTGCTTTCTTTTTAAGTTTGCCACGACCAAAGTGGGTTGATGTTGAATTCACAGATGAGAATGGTGAAACAAAACAAACACGATTAGATGGTCTTACTGCAAGATGTTTTCTACATGAACTCGACCACTTAAATGGTATTAAGTTTACTAGTTATGTCGGTGCAGTTGCCATGCAACAAGCAAAACGTAAACAAGAAAAACTAATTAAGAAAATTGTAAGACGTAAAAAATGAAAATAACAATTGCACGATTGCGTACAGGTTACAATTATAAAGAACCATTACATCAGATTATGGATTCTTTCTATTATCTGTTTAAGAAATACATGGAAAGAAATCCACAACACACATATGGTGTTTGTAATTTTGGATGGAATGCCGCAAATCGTAAAAAGTTAGATGACATTGTTGATGCCGATGTAATTCTTATTCCTAGTGAAAATGAATTCTTTCAACACATTAAAGGGTATGTTGACCCAAGGCATAAAGAAAGGTCTGACCAATTCATTAATGAAATCGGTAAACACCTAGCTAATAAACATGTGGCAATCATTCGTAGTGACCGTGCTGATACAGAAGAACTTTACCGCACAAGAACATTCAATTCGCATACAATAGGAAAGTTCTCAACATTTGATGAGACAGATATACCGGGTGGTCTTCATGGAATGAAGTATCACTTTATCACAAGAGCATTACCTGTAAAGTTGTACAATGAACAGTCTTATGATTTTATCTATTGGGGTTGTGATAAGAGAAAGTTGATTGACAATCAGGAAAGTGGAGATGAAAGGCATTTAATCTTTAAACAGATTAAGAAAGATGCCAAACTCAAAACATATTTCATTGGCAAGTACAATGCAATTAAACCTGATATGAAGATTGATACAATGTATAATCTACTTCCAATTTTGATGGAAGGTAAAACTACATTGTGTTTTAATTGGCTTGACAACAAGGCAGTTACAAGTAGATACCATGAAGCAATTGCATGTGGAATCTTTCCGTTTGTATGGAAACAATACGATGAAGATAACACATTGGTTGCAGATGAATGGCAGAGAGTCAATTCTTTAGAAGAACTATACAGTAAGATACCTGAAGTTGATAAGAAGTTTAATGATATCAAACAGTATTACCTAGATAATACTATTAAGAGTGAAGAATGGTATTATGAACAATTTGAAAAACGAATGAATGAAATTTTATAATGGCAAAACATATTGATGATGTAGAGACACAATGGGCAAAGTGGTTAGAATCTAACCCACCTGAGTCTATTGAAGATGTTAACGAAGAAGAACTCCGTGAACGGACTATCCGTGAATTGACTTATGTCTCTCATATGGATGTCAAGGAGTATACTCTATATCAGAAGTGGTGTGAGATTAAAGAAAAGTATCCCACAGTTAAAGTTGTTGATTTGTGGGAAGGTGATAAAGAAGTTCTTGCAGATGAAGGACAACGCCGTGCAATTCAGGAGATTAAAGCCAACTTTTGGAATCCAACTGACCCTGATGAATATCTCGCACTTGAACCAGAACTAGTTTGCACAAACAAAGGCAAAGACTTACCTGAATTGTGGAATTGTATTCGTACATTTTCTTCTACAATGAAGAACAACAGCAACATTGGTCGTAACTTAAACTTTATTGTAAGAGACAAACCTACTAAGAAGTATCTTGGTGTGATTTGTATTAGTTCCGACTTCCTTGATTTAACACCAAGAGACACATTCATTGGTTGGACAAGAGAGAAGAAAACTCAAGGTTCAATGATTAATCATACTGCAATCGGTTCTACGATTGTGCCTTTACAACCACTAGGTTTCAATTACGTTGGTGGTAAACTTCTTGCATTGTTGTGCCTGACTACAGACATACAGAAAATGTGGGAACAATCTTATGGTGATAAACTTGTCGGTGTGACAACAACATCATTGTATGGCAAAACAAAGGCTGGTGGTTTATCTCAGTATGACAATTTAGATTATTGGCAACCTATGGGATTTACCGCAGGTTCAGTATCGTTTGAACCATCCAGAAAAACAAGAAAAGATATTGAACATTGGCTTCGTAAGAATCACACACGAAAATATTTTGAATGGTATGTGGCAACCAATGCTTCTGGTCAACCTTTTAAGCGTGACCACAAGAATCGTTCATTGTCATTCACATATGCTAAGATGAATGTGCCTAAAGAAGTAATTAAAACAGACCATGCCCGTGGCATTTATTTCACTCCGTTATATGATAAGACTTGTGAGTTTCTCCGAGGCGATGATGACGGCAAAGATATGTCAAAACTGTTTGATACGGATATTGGGAGCATAAGTAATCTATGGAAGATGAAACATGCAAAGCCAAGAATTAAACAACTTGTCAAAAAAGGCAAAGTTTCAACTGAACCACTTTTTTATGACGATTTAATCTACCTGACTTGGGAAGAGGCAAAGAATAAATATTTGCCTCAAGTTGGTCGATAAGTCTGTTATAATATCAACATAATGCGGAGAGTCCGAGACAACCTATCCCAATAGGCAGTCAGGTTTAACTCCTGATATCCGCTCCACCATTCTGAAAACAATAGTATTACTGTTGTTTTTACGCAACATGCTGGTTGACTTTCTGGCCAAACCTGTTATAATAGTCCTATAAATCGCAATAGGAAATCAAATGACTTTTACAGTTGAACAAAAAAATCTCTTGACCAAACTAATGGCAAGTGAGAATCTTACGGTTGAACATCAAAAAATTCACACCGCTAAATTTGACCCCGTTAATCGTGTTTTGTATTTGCCAATCTGGCAAGATATGACTGGTTTTATGTACGACCATTTAGGCGGACATGAAGTTGGTCACGCTTTGTATACACCTGCGGACGGCTGGCATGATGTTGCTAGTGATGATTCTAAAGGCAAGAATTTTAAATCATTCCTTAATGTAGTAGAAGATGCTCGCATTGAGAAAAAAGTAACCCGTAAGTTTCCTGGTTTGAAAACTTCTTTCAGAAAAGGTTTTCAGGAATTACTTGACCGTGATTTTTTCGGTATCAGATTCAAAAATGTAAATGATTTGCCTTTTATTGAGCGATTAAATCTTTTTACAAAATCACAATATACTGCTGAGTATATTAAATTCACCACAGAAGAAATGGTCTATGTTCTCAAAGTACAAAACCTTGAAACATGGGAAGATGTTCTTGCTCTGACTGGTGAAATTTACGATTACTCCAAAGATGAACAATTCGACATGCAAATGGAAAATCAAATGCGTGATTTTGAAATGTTTGATATGGATAATGAAGGTGATTATTCCGATTCTGATTCTGATTATGATGATGAAGAAAATGAAGATGGTCAGCCTGAAAATGGTAAAAACAGTAAATCGTCTGATGAAAAATCGGAAGATAAAACAGAAAATACCGAAGATTCATCCAATGCTGATAATACTGAAAGTGATGATTCTGAATTTGAACAAGAACCTGAATTAGACCGTTTCAAAAACTCGGCTGAATCTGACCGTGACCAATTTTCACCTCAATGTCGCACCGATGACTCATATCGTAGAAATGAAAATTCGTTGCTTGATGCCAAATGCAAACCTTACCTTTACTTAGATATTCCTACAGTAAATGCTAAGAATGTATTTACACCTGCAAAACGTGTCCAAGAATTGTTGAGTAATTATTATGCTGAACGAATCGCTGATGGCGGTTTTGATAATGCATATGTTCAAAAATTAGTAAGTGATTTCAAAAACAAGAATGACCGTTATGTCGGTTTACTTGCCAAAGAGTTTGAAATGCGTAAAGCTGCCAAGGCGTTTAGTAAATCTAAACTGTCTGATACTGGTGATATTGACATTAACAAGCTTTGCAATTACAAGTTTGATGACAACATTTTCCGTAAAGTTATGTTGGTGCCAAAAGGCAAATCGCATGGTTTGATTCTATTACTTGATTGTTCTGGTTCTATGTCTGATAACATGGCAGGTTCAATTGAACAGATTTTGGTCCTGTCTATGTTCTGTCGCAAAGTGAATATTCCTTTTGCAGTATATGGTTTTACTGATTGTGCTGAAACATATCAAATCGACCGTGGTTTAGATAGGTTTACTAATCGTAAAGATAATGATGATTCCTTCTCTCGCAAGGTTGGTCAATTAGCCTTCTCTAATGTACAATTGCGTGAATACATCAATTCAAAAATGTCTAATGTTGAATTCACCAAGAGTTTGCGTAATCTAATTCTTTTGAAAGAAAGTTATGTATACACTA